GGGCGTGGTGGCGCGTGGTTGAGCAGTCAGTCAGCGAGGGTGCAACGGTGCTTACGCTCGACCTCATTGCGGCAGAGCCGGGCGGGGTGTACGAATGACGCTTAGCGAAATTTATTATGAGCTGAATAAGCGAATGAACGGGTTTTTAGTTGCGCAGGGCGACGACCCGCGCTGTTACGCGTTCGGCATAAACCCGGCGCAGCAAAAGGCGCGCGCCGATCGACCCCGCTACCCGTATTTTCAGACGCATTTTCCGACAAACATTGACCGACCGCCGCACACAACGCGGGAAAGTAAAATCATAACGTGGTTTGATTTTCAAATGAATTATTACGCGGCGGCAGAAAATGAACAATATAACGCCGCTGCGCTGACGGTGCTTTACGATAAAGTTATGAACGCCATACAAGACACGCGCGTTCAAATATGGCGCGACCTCGTTTCGCTGCAAAGAATCACCGGCCCGGTTGACATCGGGTACAACGCAGGCAGCGTGAAAGTATCGTTCGCGACGACGTTCAGGCTTGCGGCGGTTTGTTCTTATGCCCTTGAAATTACGCCGTACGTTGATTCTTCGGTTGACAGCGCGTTGGCGGTAGTCAATGGCGCACTTAGTGGCGAGTACGATTAAAACAGAGGTTATCTAAATGGCTTTTCCCGCATCGTTTATACGGACAATTTCGACCTTGACGGTCGGCGCGCTTGGCGGTTTGCCTCGCTCTATCGTCGCCGTGACACGCGAAACGCTCGACGGTTCGTTCGTGCCTGACGCTGAAACGGGTTTAATCAAACTCACGGCGGCAACTTATGAAGCGTTTATTGCGGCGAACGAGGGCAGCGCGCCGGGTATTTGCAAAGACGTTGAGCTTGTCTTTTCCGGTCAAATCGCGCCGACTGAGTTTTACATACTTTCAACCGCAGGCGCAGCCGTCACCGACGCCGACCTGACGCTTGCGAACAAATATCCGCGTAACTGGTCTTTTCTCACCCTGTCGTCAATGACACAGGGCGTTGACGACTACGCCGATTTTATTGCCGATGCGAAAACAATCAATGCGTGGTGCACCGATGCGCGCGAAAAACTTTTTGTTTTTACCTTGTCGCTCGAATCTTATGAGGATGTTTACGCGTTGCCCGTTGACCTCAGCGACGCAACCGAACCGCTGCGCGCAAGCGCGCCGAACACGTTGACACTCGTGTCAAATCGGTATACCGAAGTTGACGAATATACGCTTGCATATAATAACCCGATTTTGGCGATGCTTGTTTTTATTCTGTACGGCGGATTTATTGCCCGTTCCGCAGGGTCACTCTCTGACGCGCACGATTTTCCCGGCGCGCTCGCTGACACTTTCCCGCAAACTTTCCGCGCCACGATAGAGGCGGCGGGCCTCGCGCAGTACAACGGCGCGAAAGACGTCGGCAATTCTGCGTTCGTTTACAATACGCAAATGAACGCGCCGACCGACCCGCCCACAACTCCGCAGATCGAAACAAAAATAGCGCAGTATTTTGTTGCCGACTACGTGCGCGTTGGCGTGCGAAACGATTTGCAGGCAGCCGGGCAGCCGGGCGTTGTAGCGAGCTATAGCGACCTGTTAAAAATCTTTGCGCTCTTTGTCGGCAAGCTAAACGACTGCTGGAAAGTTGGCGCAATTCAGACAAACGCACAGGGGCAGGCCGATTTTGTCGCGACGCTGAAAAGCGAAGCCGAAATTCTCGCGCTCGACCCGACATGGCAAAGCACCGGCATTTTGCCGGTGGGCGCAATCGTCGCACAGGTGCGTTATTATTCGGCGCTGCATTACATCCCGTTTGTTTTGCAAGGTCTTTAAGGCAGGTATAAAATGGCAGTAGGCGAATCAGTCAGAGTTAATATAGCGGAGTGTGTCGCGACACTCACCCCTATCGGCGCAACGAGCGAGGGGCCGTTACAGTTCGGTGGCGAGGTCGCTTATCACGAGTCTGCATTTTTGGGGCCAATCACTCCGAAGTATGAGCGCGGCAACCGTTTTCTGTCTGCTAATGCAGGTAACGACGTTGTTATGCAGACAAACAGCCGCGCAGGCACGCGCCCGATGACTCTGCTCATGGGTACAGACATCGACCGACTCGTTTCGTGGGCGCAACGCAACCCGCAGCAACTTTTCAACCTTGATTTTTACTATAAGTTGTTTACAGACACGGACAACCTTGCACGCATACAACGGCACTTGCGCTGCTTTATGCCGGTCATACCGACACCGACAATTGCTTACGATCAACCGACAATCGAAATTATGCTCGATTTCGGCGACCTAATTCAGATTAACCCGGTAACGGGACAGCCGCTATAGTATGAGTGAAATCCCGCACGTCACGCGTGAGCGCCTGAAAATCATAAACGCCGATTCAACTGAAATCGGCGACGGTTCAGACACGCGCCCGACCGAAAAAGAGCGCGCGTGGCTTGAACTTATCCGCTCGACTGACGTTTCGCGTGACGTTATGCGCAAGCGCGCCGCTGTGTGTGCGCTTGCTGACGTGGTGTCGATGACGCCCGAACGCGTAACGATTGCTTACGATGCGACGGAATACGCACTCGAAAAACCGATTAACGGCTTTCGCATCGCGCGAGCGCGCGAGGTGTCTATCATGGCCGCGCTTGAAGAACTCAACGCGCAACGCTGTATAAAAAAAGGCGTGGTGCCGATCAATAAAGACTTTGCGAACATTGACGCCGCTGTGATAAAACTACTCGGCGACGTTGCAGAAAACTTTTTTTTTACGCCGTTTCTTTAATAGAGTGGGGGGAGTGTGTGGCGAAAAACCTTTTTACCTACACAGAGCTTCAAACGGCTGACCCCGAATTTATTTTACACGTTCAAAAACTAAAACCTGTTATTGACCGCGAATATATCGCCGACCTCGCGCGGGCGGTGCGCTCGTGATTGACGCGCTTGTCAAGTTCGGCGTCAAAGATCAAAACGTCGTTTTAACGACGATGGCTAAAATCAATAAAGCCAAAAAAGAACTCGTCAAAAAAACAAATCTGAGTTTCGGCGGGGGTGGCGGTTCGTTCGGCGGTGTTCGCGCCGAAATAAACGCGCGAAAGCAAGTCACGCAAATGGAGCGTGACTTAGCCGCACGCAGCGGGCGGGAAAAACTCGCCGAAATGAAAAAAGAGCAGTTCGCTAATAACACATTAGTGAAGGGCGCGAGCATGGCCGGTAACGCGTTAAAAGACGTTGCGCGCAGCGCGGCAACACTCGACCCAGTGGCGTTTATACAGGGCGCGTTAGGTGCGGCGGGTAAGGTCGTGGGCAGCATACCTTTCGCGGGTGGAGCGGCAGCGGGCGCATTAGAGCTTGCGGGGGTCAGCGTGGGCGCAGCAGCGGGCGCAGTCGGCTCTGCGAAACAATCGTCAGCGAGTGCGCTTGAAATTCGCAAACGCAACCAGCAAAATAACCTGTATGGCGGCGAGTTATCTTTCAGCAAAGATGAAGCCAAGGCGAAAGCCAAAATCGAAAGAGACAACGCAAAAAAAATTGCAGCGGCTGAGCTTCACGACAAGTCAAAGAATAATAGTTATTCTGCGCAAATCGCCCGCGCGGCGGGCGTCGGCGGCCCTGCGTCAGACACCGCAGGTAAACTGCGGGCCGAACTATTCGCAAAAGGCGACGCGAGCGACAAGTCGTCAGGGTGGACACCCGCCGACAAAACGGCGTTCACTCAAAGCGTGGCCGGGCAGTTCGGCAAAATTCAGACACCGCTCGCGAACGTGCTAAACGACTTTATCGGCAAGGGCAAAAACGTCGAACAATTAACGCAAGTTGCGTCGGGTAATTGGTCGGCACTCGGTACCGACGAGGGCGCGATTTTGCAATCTATCTCGAACAGTTTTGCGGGCGCTCTGCCGTCAGTCAAACAGGAGTTGCAAGCGGCGTTAATGCGCGACTATGGCGACAAAGTGCAGGGTGAAGACCCCGCAACGAAATCAGCGCGCGCGGCGTCAGCGCGATGGGCGCGGCAAGACGAGGCGCACGACTTGCGTATTTCGGACATGGCGGGGCGCATGGGCAACACGCTATATAAGCTCGATCAAAGCCTAAAAGAAGTGCAGGTGAAACTTATTGGCGGGGCAGAAAAACTTGCGGTGGCGGTAAACAAAGCCGTCGATATAATAGGGCGTTAAATGGCAATTTCACTCGACCCGTCGCAACTTATATCGAACGCCGTTACAAACGCAATCGGTGCGGCTGTGCTTTTAGGTATGCCGACAAAAGAAGCGCCTGTGCCTAATTTTGTTTTGCTTGCTATACCTGAAGAGCAAGCGGAACTGTCGGCGCGGCTTACGGGCGCGATAACTCAGGCGGGCGAGTTTAATGCGCGCACTATCATTCAGCCATCGACAATGAAATTTACAGGCGTAATTTCAGAAGATGACACGTCAACGGAAACGATACGCACGATACAAACCATATTGTCGGGCATCGCGCTTCTGACAAACTCGGTTGCGTCGTTCGGTGCCGTGCTCCCTAACCTGTCGGGCCTCACGACCGGGTTTCTAAACGCGCAGGTGGCCGCGCTCAACGCAATCAAAAACAACCGGCAGCCCGTGCTTTTGCTTGGCGCGTATTTTTCGCTTAACAGTTTGCAGCAGCAAACGCCTTATTTGACGTCAAAGTGGTACATTGAGCGCATACAACCGCAGCACGACGAGCAAAAACGCGGCGCAATGTTTTCGATTGAAATGCGTGAGCAGTTAGAACGCCGCGACACGAGTCTTGCGGGCGGCCTGAAAGCCCTTGCGGGCGAACTACTTTCACCACTTGCTGGGCAGGTTGCCGGGGGGCTGTTTTGAGTTATTTTAAGTCACTCGACGACCTTGTCATTTCGACTGAGTTTTCGTTCGGCGAAATCGCGCCCGGCAATAAACACGCGGTGGAGTGCCGCGACGGTAAGACGGCGGGGTGGGAATTAGTCAACGTCGAACAAATGCTTGCGCAGATTTACGATGTGACCGACGGCGAGTACGTGCCGAAAGCCCTCGTCGCTGTCATGCCCGGAGCAGATATTTTTCGCGGGCTTTTCGTTACGGGCGCAATACCGACAAAAGCCGTAACCGACCCTGAGTGCAGATTTTTGCGGGTGGATTACTGACGTGCTGATTTTTTACCGACAGGAAAGTGGCCCGCCTGCTGAGGCAGTAGAGGCGGCGAACGCGCTTGACCCTGAAAGCCCCGGCTTCGCTGACGCGCTAAAAAAACTTTCGCTTGGCGGGTCAATAACGCCGGTTGTTTTGATTGACTCGCTGCGCTCTGACGACAGGTTCGGCACGTCCGAAATCGCGACGCTTGCGGCGGCAACTATGCCGAAAAAACTTTCGGGGCGCGTTTTGAACAAACCTGAAATCTATTCGGTCGAATACAGCGCAACATATTCAATAACCGGAGTCAACCCCGGCGACTCGTGGCGTTCGCGGTTTTTCGGCCTCGTGTTCAACCCGCCCGGCGCGCTTATTAGTCTGTTTTCGCCGCAATACTTTGTTGAACAGGAAAGTATGGAGGCGTTGACAGCCGTGGTGCAACGCGTCGTCAACCCACAGAAAACAATTGTCTATGCGTCAATGATCGTGCGCGGCATAAAAGGCGTTGTCGGTCGTGAGTTTGTCGCATACGCTGCGCAGCATTCGCCGTCGTCTTTATCGACCGATACGAAACTAACAATCAGCGGCGCAGGCTTTGACGACATAATAATTACGGCAAAAAAGGCCGTGAACATAGACCAAAAAACGCCGCTTTTTAAGCAGTTAGAAAAACTGCTTGCGCCGACGCCGTGCACGTTCGCTGAGGGCGCAGACAAAACCGCGCTGCCTGTGTCTAAAATTTTTCGCCCCGCGATGCCGCTAAACGAAATTTTAGGCGAAATCTGTTTACAAAATCAGTTGTCATTTATTTTCAAAGACGGCGGTTACGTTTTCCATGACACTCGCACAAAAGGCGCGCCCACTACGCCGCCCGTGGCTGAGGGTGCGTTCACCGGGTCAAAACAGATTATGATTTACAATTTTGCTTTGTCTGACTACACGCTTGGTCAGTTCAGCGCCGACGTTTTCGACATTAAATTGTTTTCGTCAATGACGATCACAAACGATATAGGCAGTGCAGTTTTTACCGGGCTGAATAAAGTCGCCTCGCCTGCGCCTGCCGTCAGTCAAACGCCACTCATAAGCGACACGGGGCTAAATTTTAACGAGCTTGCGAGCAGGCTGACGAAAAAACCCGCCGACGTTTACAAGTTTTTTATTCTCGCTTACGACTTAATCGACGGGCGCGACACTAAGCAATTGAAAATCACAGCAACAAATAACTGGCTAATTTCACAAGCCAAAGTTGCGGCGCTGCTCGAAAATCAGGTATATGTGGCGGCACTAAAAAAATGATACCGCGATTTACACAGGACACCGACCAAAAATACTATCGGTCAATCGCCGACGTATTTTCGGCAACGGTCATTGAAGAGGCCGACGACGCGGGGCAATGGATAGTACAGCCGCACGTAATCGAGCTTAACGGCGACGACGCGCCCGAAATGCCTGCGCTCGCAGGTGACGCCATAAAGCCTGAGCCGGGCAATATCGTTTTGTGTGTGACGAGTCGAAATAATTTTGAACACGCTTTGCAGAACCGCTCGAACCGCTCGACCGGCGCAAACCCAATCATTGTGGCTGTATTTTCTGACGAGCTGACGCGCGACGCTATCTTTAACATTACGAAAACGCTGAACGTGGGTGGCGATTTTAACTTGACCGGCAAAGCGACACTCGGCGCGGGCACGCAAAAAATGGTTCTCGGTGAGTCTCTGCAAACCACGATTGAAGCAATGATTGCCGCACTAAATGCGCTTTACGCGTGGGGCGCAACGGGCGTCGCACCCGGCCCAACGGGCGGAATTGCGCCTTTTCCCGGTTCGCCGCCTGTGCCGTCATGGAATAGCGCGACGCTTTCGGCTAATCACAAACTGGATTGAAAAAATGGGTTTAGCACTTTCTGACGATGGCGACATACTTTACGACGCGACGACGGGCCTCGTTAAAGAGGTCACAGGTTCGCGGCTTGCGGTGCAAAATGCGATGTGCGAATTGCGTTGCGAACAGGGTTTATATTTTGCCGACGAGAATTACGGGCGCAGCCCGCTCGTGTGGAAACTGCCGACGGGCATTGCCGACAAGCTGGTTGACGCGCGCCGCGTAGTTGAAAAATCAATTACGGTGAAAACGATAGAATACAAAGACGAACGAATTTTAATTGAGGTTTAACGATGCCAATTATAGACGGTGTATTTGTCCCGCTCACGCTTTCCGAAGCATTAGAGCAAATCATTGACGCCGCCCCGGCGTCGATTCAGTTTTCACCGGGCAACCCGCCCGAACTTGTACTCGCAAATATGTTTGCGCAGGTGAGCGTTTTAATTGATGAAGACGCAGGCGCGTTGCTCGCTGCGCTCATGTCGCCGACAGGCGCACTGATTGACCTGCAAAACCCTAACAACCCACGCCGCGCCGCCAAAGCAACGAGCGGCTATTTAGTTTTGACTAACGTCACCGGCGCAGATATCGTTGTGCCTATCGACACCGAGTTTACGGCGTCAACCGGGCAAAAATACACAATCGGCGCAACGACCGTGACGGTGCCTGCAAACGGCACGGCTGAGGCCGTCGTGACGGCGGTTGAAACCGGCATCGGTGGAAACATACCGGCAAACCGTACGTTTACCGCGCCGGGCCTCGACATAACGGCGACAAACCCTTTGCCGTGGCTTGACGGTTACGACGACGAAAGCGACGCGCTTTACCTGCAAAGAGTGATTCAGGAAAAATCAGAATACGGCGCACAGGTTGGCAGTGTCGCTGCTGAAACTGAGTTGAAAAAATACTACTCCGCCGCGCGGTTTTATATCAATAAATCGACGTCAGGGCAAACCGACCCGGTGCCCCTGCCTGGTAACGGCTATAACTGCGTCGTGCGCACGCCGAACGGGCCGAACGCCCCGGCGCTCGAAATCGCGCAGATTTTTGACGTACTGTCACGCCGCTTCGAGTTCGTGAACGCGCAGAATGAAGGCAGCGCGACGCACCCGGTTTTAGGCGGCACGGTGTACGTTTCAGGCACGCCGCAGAATTACTTTTTCACCCCGGCGCAAGCCGTCGAAATGACCATTACGGCAACAATACTTGTGCGCTTCGCTGACGGCACGAAGCAGAGCGAAAAAATAAGTCAGGCAAATGACTTTGCCGCGTACTTTATCCGCCGCCTCATGTCGTTTTTCTCAGGCGTTGACGGTGTTTCTACCATCGTTTTCGAGCAAGACGAATATGAGTACCCCACAGAAACCGCAATCGACTTTGCGGGTGACGTCGGGCAAACAGACCCGATTGCGCCGATTTTCGGCATCGCTCAGATTCGCGATTTAGTCAGCGACCTAAGCACAAAGAAAAACACACCTCAGCTTTTCTATGATTCTTGCCCGTCGCTCGAAATCGTTTTAGACGCTGGCGTCGAATACGAAACGCCCGTGACGATGAGCCTTGACCCATACGACCGGCAGTTTATTAACTTTCGCGACGACGTGCTTTTTTCAGACGATACGTCGTGGTTTGACCGTTTCGCGTTTATTGACCCCGAAAAAGTTTTTGTGACCGTACGCGAAATTAGCGGGTAAAAATGGCAACGCTTGCGGAAAAATCGACAGTTGTCAAGCTGACACCGCCCGGCTTTTTTAATACGCGGGAAAGCGCGACGCAGAAAACTAAAGACTTTATTACGTGGTGGGATACGATTTTAGCGCAGCGCGTCGCGGACGAAAATTTACTGCGTCAAATGATTCTGACGCCGTGGCTTTTCACTTTTCCCGACACACCGCGCAACCCGTGGCTGAATTATCTTTTATCGCGGTACGGCTTTGCTTTTTTTGGCGGCACGAATAATCAGGCCGCGTCGCTTTACAAAATGGTGTCGGGTTCGTGGTCTACGTCGGCGATTGAGAATTTCGCGCTCGCCCTTGGCGCGCTCGCGATGCCGCCTTTTCAATGGATTGACATTGACTTTATCCCGCGCGTGTCGGCGGGCATTTTTGAACCGTCAATCGCCGACACCGGCTTTATCGTCTATTCGTCGGCGGCGTCACCCGCCGCGCCCGCAAACGTGGTTTACACACCGCGTGCATGGGCTGCGCCCTCAGGCTGGGCGCGCGCACCGTCTAACGCGTTATGGTACGCGCGAGGCTATCTGTCAGGCGGTAACATTGTGTGGTGCGCCAAGCAGCTAACAAATGACCCCGCCTACCCCGACACGGGCGGCGTGCCGCCGTTTTACTTTTCGGCAACCGTGCCCGGTGCGGTGCCCTCTGCCGGGGTCTTGTGTATCGTTGACGACGACGGCACAGGCGACCGCCGGGCGGTGTACTATTCAGACGGCACGGCGTGGCGTAAGTCATCGACACCGAACGCCGATTTAGGCTTAGTAAACCCCGCAGGTGCGCGGCCCGTGCCCGAAGCAATCACCGTTTGGGCACCAAACCCGGCAACGGTGACTTATGCACTCAGCTCGCAAACCGTGCCACCCTCTGACGGCGCAACGCAAGGTTACGGCACATTTTCAACGTGGGGCAACCTATCAACGTTTTCAGGCGAGCTTGAATTATCGGTCAAACTCTTAACCGAAAGCCCGGTCGCCCTCGCAACGCTCATCGGCGTGCTGCGCCGAATTAAACCCGCAAACTTTGTTTTGCGCCTGCGCGTCGTACACGTTGACGAATCGGTTGAAATTATCTTTATATCCGACCTACGCGAAGCGCCTTAAACACGTTGACGCAGTGAAAACTAAAATAATAAGAGGCTAAAATGGCACTACCCCAAGACGACCCAAGTTTACCCGGCGGCGCTGCCCCGGTTTTCGGTGACACCGACGCGGCGCGCGGCGACCACTTGCGCGCAAATAATCAGGCAATTTGGGAAAACCTCGAATATCTAAACGACGGCGAAAACATAAACGACGCTGACGCCGCGACGCCGGTTGACGCTGACCATGTGGGTTTCTTTCAAATCGTTGGCGGGGTCTTAAAATATCTTTTGTGGTCTGAACTTAAAACCCTCGTTATTGCTGCCGCGCAAACAGCGTTCGCAAATCTTTTCGTTAAGCCCGGCACTTACATTCAATTTGCAGGCGCGTCTGCGCCGACTGGCTATCTTGCTTGCAACGGCGCAGCAGTCTCGCGCGCGACATACGCAGACCTTTTCGCCGTCGTTTCTACCACATACGGGGCCGGCGACGGCAGTACTACATTTAATGTCCCCGACGCTCGCGGCCTCGTCATGGTCGGCGCTGGTGAGCATGGCACGATGACACGCGCGAACGGCACGCCGTACAACGGCGGCACGGTTGGCGCGTCACGCAACGATCAGTTGCAGGGGCATTTTCATTCTTCTGGTGTTTCTGGTGCAGGCGGCTCAAGTATACAAAACTCGGCCGGGCTTGCATTGACTAATACCGGTTCTCCGGTAACCGACGGCGTAAACGGCACCCCGCGCACCGGCGACGAGACACGCCCCGCAGAGATTGCGGTGCTGGTCTGCATAAAGTACTAAGAGAGTTAACATGGACGAGCTACTTCAAAAGCACTGGCCGCAAATAATCGCAGCGGCGACGGTTATCGTATGGGCTGTGCGCGTTGAGGCAAACGGAAGGTCTGAGCGACTGCAGCGAATCGCAGCCGATAACCGTATCGAGCAGACAGTACGCACTGCAAACGATAGCAGCAAAGAGCAGCTTACGAGGGTGACGGCAGCGATTGAAAGCATGGCAAAAGAACAGGCTGAGACAGTAAAGAGCCTGCACAAAGTCGAATTGACTTTAACCGAGATAGCGGCATACGAAAAGGGGCGCACAGACGAGCGCACCACAAGAGGGGCGCACGATGATTAAGGCAGCAATCAGCAAAGCGGCAAGCCTTATAGGCTCACTGACCCAGAAAGACATCGGGCAAACTCGCGTAAGTCAATTCGCGAACAAAGACCCGAACAATAAGTACGCCTGCTTTTTCACCACGCTTTATATGTATTTTCACACCCTGCACGGCCTCAAGATGACGTGGGAACAATACCGCGACGCGCTGAAAAATGCGGGCTGTATCAATGAAAAGTTTTACATAAAGGTTGAGGCAAACAAAGGCGACACGCGTTTCGCGCGTCTCGCAGGTGCGGGGCCGCTTTCGTATTGCTCATACGCAGGCCCAAAGATTCGCGAAAAAATCCTTGAACTATTGCTCAAAGGTCAGCCGGTACCTTTCAGTTTGAACGGTGAGCACTTCGAGTCAATCGACGGCTACGCGACTGACGACGCGGGCAATCTGACTTTCAACGTAGACGACCCCGGCGGCCAGCTTGACACGCATTGCGACGGGCAGACGCTCGAAGTTTTCAGGCTTGAAAAAGGCGTCAGAAAATACTCTGTCCCGAATAGCGGAAAAGGCCGACGCAAAATCACACGCATTTACTATTTTGAGTAAGGGGAGAATATGCCACCAAAGAAAACACCAATGAGCGCGCGGGATAAATACCGATGGCTCGGTATCGCGGCAGGTTCGCTGTGCATGATTGTAGGGGCGTTTCTGCCTGTCCCGCTTTCCGTTATGGGCAAGGTCGTGACTGACAACGCGTTTTTAGCAGTCGGGGCTATCGGTATGCTTTTGACGTTCGGGGTGGTTCAACTTGTCAAAGCCGTGAAGGGGCAGAAAGACACGCAATGAAACGAACCGGGCGCAACCTCGTTTACCTAATCGGCTTTCTTCTCGTCTGTCTCGCTTGCGATCAGGAGCTAATCAAATGCGCACGGTTCTAATCTGCCTGTTTTTGGTAGCCTGTGCAACGTCTCAGGGCGGCGGACAGGCCAAGGCCGAGGTCATCGCACTGAAAGTCGAAAACGCCAAGCGGATATTGAATGACCCAAAGGCGACGCCCGAACAGCGCAAGCAAGCAAGCCGTGACCTTGACTCTGTGGCCGTCGATGCCCGTGAGATTGGCAAACAAAACGACGCGACGCATAAGGTCAATTCAGAGCTTATGCAGCAAGTCGAAAAGCTCAAACCGTACCGAAACTATCTAATCGGGGCAGGCATTGCGCTTGCCCTGTTTATTTTTTGGCGTCTGAAATCTTAGCCGCGTAACGCCGTGTTAAAATGCCCCACGCAAGGCGCAGGCGCCAAGTCAACGGCCACTCACACGCACTGCGCAGAAACGCCGTCATGGCCTCAGTCTGCCCCTCTGCCACGGCGTCGCGCACCGCATCGGCAACTTTTCGGATTCTACGTTCGTTTTTCTGACTCACCGTCTACCCCTTACAAAAAGTTTTTATTTTCAGTCTTTTCACTTTTCTGCGCCAACCGCGCGCGCTCAAAATCGGCCTTGCGCTCAAAGCGCGACCATGCGCGAAAGTGTCGCCGCATACCGTTTTCGTACTCGTGAAACTCGTGCGCGTGAAAATTGCGCCCGTCAAGCCACGCAGCGACGGCGCGTTGTGACGCGAACCGGCGCGCTGATTCAGGCGCAGCGAGCGACACAAAATCTAAAACCTCACGCGACGAGAAAACCTGACGGGCAAACGGCCCGGCGTTCTGCTCAAACGCTTCACGCAAGAACGTCGATAATTCAGACTCGCTGTGCTCAGTCAGGATTTTGCGGCCCTCTGTGTGCGCCGGGCGCGCGTGCGGGTTGAACCCTGACAGGTCAACGCCGCGCAGATATTCGAGAATATGCCCGGCGGAGTTTTTGAACGTCTCGAAAAGCGTGTCGTAATACGCCTGCGTCTGCGGCTCTTTGCGATTGTAGACGACAAAAAGCCGCCTGTCGTTATCGTCAACGCGTATGGCGTCAAGGCGGTTAGAAAAAAACAAAAAGTTCGCGCAATTACGTGTCTCGTATGTTCGCGCATATTTGGCAATGACGCGCACGCGCGGTTCGGTGATTAAACTTTTCAGGCGGCGCATTACGTTCTTATCGCCTGTCTCGACCTCATGCGCGACGACGAGTAATTTTTCGGCTATATAATCAGTGTGTTGCCCTGTCAGGTCGTCGCTTTCCGCATACCCGACATTGTGCGCACCGAGTAGCTGCGCCGCAAGTTCAGACAGCGCACTTTTGCCGATGCCTGTATTTTTTGAAATTACGAGCGGTGCCCACGTCAGTTTTTCGCCGGGCCGCTGTGCGATGAACGCGAAAAACTCAAGCAGCGTCTTTTCTTCATTTTCGCTCGTCGATAAATACGCGATGTGCTCGCGAAAGATTTTTACCGCCGCTTTTGCTTTGCCCTCACTTTCAGGCGCTGCGCCGGGCAGGTATTTATTGAACAACGTTTGCCCGCTGCGCTCGAATGTTTCAGGCTCACCCGGCGCAAAGTCGATTGCGTCGGCTGTCTCGATGGCGGAGTTTTGCAAAAGGTCGGCAAGCGTCACCTGCTCGCCAAGGCGCGACAGTATATAATTATTGATTTGTTGCAATGACGTTAGCTCGAAACGTGTTTCGCGATTGATTAAACGCTCAGCCCCGTGAACATAGATATACCCGGCGAGCAAATCGCGCGCGCGGCCTATGCGCTCAAATTTTAACCGGGCAGCGACTTGCTGACGCTCTGTTTTTGTCGCCGCTTCGGTGAGCAGTGACCCAAAATCGCCGCGCCTGTACTTGTACGCGCTTTTGATTTGATGCGCTATAACGTCGGCTTTTTCGGGCGGTTCGTGCTTTTCATTGCTTATGCGCGTGGCGAGTTTTACCGCGTCGGCTTCGTCAATGCCCCACGCGTGCGCGTCAAGGCCGATAAAAAACAATTCACGCGAACGACCGTCACCCGCCGCGCGCACGGGCTTTTTTGCGTACAGCGCGTGCAGGTAAGCGATTGTATTTTCAGACGCCTTAACGGTCGGCGTCGCAGGCGCAGCGGGTAAAGCCTGCTCAGGCTGAGCTGTCTCAGACAACCACGCAAATTTTTTATTAAACGCCTCGCGCGTTACATTCTCGCGAACAAACGCCACCCGGTAGCCGGGCGCGGGTTTGCCTGTCTTACCGTGCGTAAAGCCGGGCAGTCTTATGACACGCTCAGGGTCATGCGCTGCTTTTTCTTTTGAGCCTGTCAGGCGCAAAAGTTCTTTCACGGTCTCCGTGTATTTTTTACGGTTTTTTTCCGACGCGCCAAGCGGCGAAAAGCAAAAATACAAGTGGTGGTGCAGGGCATCACGCGAGCAAATAACGTCTGCCCGCTCAGAGGCCCACGCAGGCAGCGGCGCGCCGTCTATGTCCACAACTACGTTTCGCAGCGTCTCAACTTCAGATTCTGCCGACAACTCGCGAGGGTTGACACCGACACACGGAAACGCGTTTTTTGCTGCAAAGTTTTTACCGTTACGCTCTAAAAAATCTAACGCCTCAGAGGGTGAATGAAAAACCCGGTTTGTGAACGCGCGTTTTTCTGTTTCGTGCAGTACGCGAATCTGTACGGCGTCGGCGTCGCTGAAAAGAACGTCAAAAAGCCTTTTCGCTTCGCTCATGCTACGCCTTTAATCGCCGCAATTGTTTTTGTTTTCGACGACACTTTTTTTCGCATCGCTTTATCAATACCTTTATCGAACGTCATGTAAACCCACCTCACGTTTTTCTTTTGCCCCACGCGCCGCGTGCGCCCTTCGGCCTGCTCTAACGCCCACGGTCGCCAATCGTACTCCACAAAGAGCGTCGTGTCGAAACCGATCAAATCGACACCCTCACGCGCGGCGTCAATCGTTACCACTAAAACTATATCACTTTCAGCCTGTGCGGCGTGTAGCATCTGCTCACGTTCGGCAGAGTCAGAATTTGACCCGTGAACGACCCGCACGGGCATTTTCTTTTTCTTGCACTCAGCGGCGAACTTTTCCGCAACTTCTTTGTGGTAGCAGTAAACAAGTGTTTTCTTTTGTTCTTCCCTTGCCGCCGTCAGCCACTCAAGCGCCGCCGGTATTTTCACGAAACCCTGACGCTTACGAAATTCGGCAAGGCGCGAAAAGTCGGGCACGGTCGTTAAAATCTGTTCAAAATAGTCGTCGTTAGATAGAATAAAGTCTAAATCATGCGCGCTGTGCCCTGCGGCGGCGAGCATTTCGCCGAAAAATTGCCGCTCTTCTTTGGCGAGCTTTTCGGGCATTTCGACTGTCTCAAAGAGGCGCAGGCCGTCCGGTATTGCATCGGTTACGTCGTCAATTTCGCGCCCGATGTAGTATGGGTCAAATGCTTCGCGCCACTCTGCGGAGTCTCTAAAACCCTCATGTCGCAAGCCAAAATGCGTGCGCGTGGCAAATGTCGCGTGACGATAGACGAACGACTCAAAGGACATTGCCGCAAGCGGATTTGACGCCATGCGCAGCCACGTGAACGCATCGCCTACGTTATTAGGCGGCCACGTGCCCGACAGAGCGAGCAGAAACCGGCCCGCCTTTGCTGCTGCCTCTGCGGCCTGCGTGCGCTGCGCTTTGTGGCTTTTGAAATAGTGCGCCTCGTCAAAGATAATCAGATCGTAACGGCGCGCGCAGAACTTGCGCAGCGTTGCTTCATCGGTAAGACTCGAAAACGATTCGACGACAAAACGATACTTGCGCGCCGTCGGGCTTTTCTCTGTTATCTCACGCCGCCACTTTGGCACGAGAAACGCGGGGCAGACAACTGCAATCAGGTTTTCAATTTTGGGCAGCTCGTCAGCAATTATTAACGCCTCAACGGTTTTACCAAGGCCCATTTTATCACCGATAAAAAAACCATTTACGCCTTTATGCGGCGGGTTCAAAAACGCGGCGAGCGCCTTGTCGGCGGCTTCGCGTTGGTAGTTGAGCGGGTCAATGTTTTGTAGCATCGCCTATGCCTTGGCAAAAAACTTTTCAGCCTTAAACGTCGCGACCGAGTGCAGGCCGGGCAGGTTTGAACATGAAAACTTTTTGCCGTCGTCTGAAAACCTCAGAACAATAAATCGCGTACCAGCGCGCGTGACGTCGGCTTGCGTTAATTTTTGCCAATCTGTCAAAACACCCGTGCCGATTTTTGCCTCTACAAAAACGACGTACCCGGCCCGGCTAACCAAAAAATCCCACCCGCTGAGTGTGTGGCGCGTTGCGCCGCTGTCTCTATCGACATAGACGTACGCGTCAGGGGAGTTTTTGCGTATTGCGCGAATAAGTGCGTTTACCGCGTCGCGCTCTGCTTTTGTGTTTTTAGGCACGGCGCACCGCCCATGCTGTCAGGCACGACAAAAGAATAATAAACGCGACGGCGGTTGTAATTTCGGCGGTGGCGCTCACGACTCACCCCCTGCGCCTAACTCTTTTTCAAGTGTCACCTGCTCGCGCTTTTTGCGCACGCGGTAACGCACGCCGCGCTCTGCCGTCTGAATTTTTTTGACCTCTTCACGCTCAAACCCGTCTTTAGCTGACTGCATTATGCGCCCGATAATGATTGACGCGAAAACCAAAAGCGGGATAAGTCCGCCGCGCTGCCACGCCTCTGACTGCTCGCCTGTGCTTAGATAGTCGCCGACGTTTGACTCGTTCACGTTTATTTTTTCGCGCCGCTCACATACGCCGTCAGCGTCAAAAATAACGCATTGACCCTTCGGGTATTTTACTTCGGCGCGTTTTTCCCACTCATAACGCAAATTCGCGCGCATCGAAATATACATGAGTGTAAGCAGCACAAACCAAAGTAAGCCTTGCCACGCCGGGTGAACGCGCACCGCGCGCGCGTGGCTGATTGTGCGATTGATTAGCCACACGCCTGCCTCAATAAACGCCGCTTTACCAATTGCCGAGACAATCGAAAACGCAGACGCCCAAAAACTGCCGGTGATGTACGCGAACGTGACGGCAAGTTGAATGCCCGACACGCCAAGGCCGATTTTTATATACCAATCATTGTACGCCAAGTCACGCACGATGTCTTTTAGTTGCCGCTTAACTCTGCGCTCGCGCGCTGTTAGCCGTTCGGGCGCTGCTCGCATTGCGCCTGCGCTGCCCCTGCGGGCCCTCGGCGCGCTGTCTCTTTTACCTTTTGGTCTACCCATTGTATTTACGTCTCCATGCGCACTAAATAATTTAGCGCGTCTAAAATCTGTACGTGCCCGTGAACCGTCGCGCCGTCGCGCGTTTTTGCCGCGACGCACTGAGGCATCGGCACCGAAATCGCGTAATCGCCTGCGTGAAAGTGCAGGCAGGCTTTATGCTTAAACCTTGACCACTTGACGACAACTGCGCCGTTTGTGACGCTAAGCGCAGAAAGCGCGGGCACGTTGCCGCGCACATATTTTGCGTTCGACACTTCGCGTTTCATCGCCGTAATTGCCGGTTTTAGTTGCCGCACAAAAGCGGCTTTTTGCTGTTTTTCTGTCATTCGCCACCTTACCCAAACGCCACGCATCGCGTCAAGTTTTTTTACCTATTCACCGTGCCGCTTTTCGGCTAAATGTGCATCGCGCGACGGGATAACCACGCCGCGTATAATTTCGGCGTTACGCTCACGGGCGCGCCTGTGCTTCGCGACGATGTACGCGACGTAATAATACACGATCAAAAACGCCACCGCGAACCACAGGCCGACGCCCGTTAAAAAATAAATTGCTGTCATGGCTCCGCCTTTAGTGCGCCGAGAAAGCGAGCGCACTGCATCCAAATATCTAAATCGCAGTGAAAATGCATCGGTGACGCGTACCCGCTTTCTTTGTCGATTTCACGTTCAAATGCTTCTCGCAGCTCTTGCTCTGTGTACTGCTTCGGTGCGCGGGATTGTAGGTCGTCGATGATAGCAATAAGCCTTTGAAAATCCTCGTAGTATTGGCTATGCACAAACACGCTATCTTTGCATCTGTTTACCCAAGCTCTCGCTGTATCAAGCGTTTCTTGCTGCTCTTTGGTTAAAAGGCTCATGGCTTTACCTCTTTGCTGTCTTTCTCTGGTTCGCATAGTGCGCGTAATACTTGCCTCAATTGGTAGGGCGCTTCAACTGCCGCCTGTCCCGATTCGCTGGTGTCAAAGTTTTTACATATGAAATCCGTTTCGGCGTCCATACACGCAAGCCCGAACGCTTTTACTTTCTCTTTAAGGTCGGGGATTTGGCGGGATTCGGCACGGCGGCCAATTTCTTCCGGCATTACGACCTTGAAAGCAAACGCTTTCTCCCAAGTGTTTTTCATCCATTGGTCGTGTGTCATTAAAAACTCGTCCCCCTCTTGCCACACGTCCACACCTGGAATCAGCATCCTGTAAAACTTCTCCGGCAATCCCTTCTCACCGTTGAGAGAGTCGAGAAAGGCTTTGTGTTTTTCTATGCTCATCTTTTCTCCCACGGTAAAAACGTATGCCCGCCGCCGGGCCTTTCGCTTGCATCGCGCATTTTCTCAGCTATTTTTCGCGCCTCGCTTATGTGCTGCTGCGCTTCACTGCCTAACCTGTACGCTGCCGC